TGAGTACACGTTTGAGGTGGCAAGGCTGTATGTTGACCTTGTAAACGAGGTAGAGGCCGTTGTTGGTTCTGCCTACACCGGAAGAAGCATTACTGTACCAAGCTCCGAAAAGGCCAAGTCTCGTATTAATGAGGCCCTGGATGCATTTGAGGTCAAATGGCGGTTTGCGACAATGAGGAACTATACCGAGGCCGCTCGCGTTGGTTTCTCAAGCGCATCTAACATTATGGGTGCTGCCCCGGAAATGGATCCTATGGAGTTTGCCTATAGGTACCAGAACGACGCTATGCTCTACTTGCGAGACACTAGAGGGATGGTTGGCACACTACGCAAGAACTTGGTCATGATCTTAGAGGCCGCAACTTTGTCTCAACGTGATCGCGCTGACAAAGTAAGCCCAGACGACTCACCTGATTATGTCATCCAGCAGGTTGATGGTGAGTTCAGGGCACAGTCCAATCGCATTGAGAACTGGAGCGGTAAACTCGTTGCCCTTTCTTACCTTGTGCTTTCATCTGCAATGAAAAGTAAAGTGGTGATTGACGAGAACGGTAAGCCGGTCATGTGGAAATACAAATGGGTTGCGCAGCCTGGTAAGAATTGCGGCACATGCGTGAATGAGAATGCGCAACCTTGGCGCAATGTTGAAGATATGACCTTAGTGCCAGCAAGCGAAACGCTTTGTGGCGCTCGTTGCCGTTGTGTGCTGGTATTTGCTAAAGAAAGCGAGATAGTTGAAAGTGAATGATGTAGAAGTTCGTATTATCTGCTAATAACCAAACTGTTCTACGCCTTGTTTATCAATGCTTGATCTGATACATTCGGATTATTGACGCCAAAATAGGCGCGTAGTTCAACATGGATAATGATATGAAACTGCGTGTAGAAGTCCCCATTGGCGACAAAGTATACCCACTAGATCTTGAAAGGTCTGGGGAAGAAGGCAAATCCAACCGTTGGATTGGCCGTGGCCGTATTCCATGCACCGGAGCATTTTCTATGGATGCACGGCGCATTGAAGCCGTGCCTCAAGTTGAAGAGAGATCGGGAGCAGAAGAAGAAAGGGGTGGTGGGGATAAAGACAGCAAGTACAGAGCAAAGCCCGGAGAGATTTTACTTGAGGGTATTGCTAGCTCAACATCTGTTGATTGGCATGGTACTGAGATGAGCATTGAAGCTTTGCAGCATATGCAAAGCCAGTTCAAAGCAGGCGTACCTTATGTTCCAAGCCACCGTGATGATGAGTGGGATCAAGTCTTTGGAATGACAGTAGATGCTGACATCGAAAGGGGCGCAGTATTAAAAGATGCCGTCCGGGGAGGCCCTGATGTCGGCCATTTGCTGCGCGTGAAAACATCAGTCTACCAAGAAGATTCTCGCGCTTCCCGATTGTTGAATTTGTTAGACCGGGGGGCCACTGTCGGCTGGTCTATTGGTGGCTGGTTTACGGATATGGAAGTGATCACGAACGATTCTGATGAAGTCGAGCGTATGATCATCAAAGGTGTGGAGCTTGATCATTTAGCAGTGACACGCCGACCCAGTAATCCAGACAGTTGGATTTATAGTGTAGCCAGAAGCGTTGGCGATGCCGTAAAGGCAATCAATACTGAAAAAGTAGAAGAGCGCCACGTCGTAAAAGTTGAAGAAACTGAGGATCACATCAAGGTTACTTACGGTAAGTCTGAAGATTGGGACGGAATGTACTCAACTGAAGGCGAAGAAGTAGTAGAAGATCCATATGATGAGGCCGAAGGCCAGCGAGGCGTCGCCTCAGAGCCTGAAAACCGGGCCAAGTACGATCACATCAACTTTTCAACCCCCAAAGGCTGCCAAGAAGAGGCTCAAAGGGGCCTAAAATGGGTAGAAGAAGGCCACGGCGGCGATGGTCTTCGTCCTGAGACTTTGAGGTGGGCACGCAAGCTTGCTCGTGGTGAGGACATCTCCCCAGATAAAGCCCGCAAAATGAGAGCGTGGCTGGCTCGCCATGAGTCAGACAAGAAAGGAGAAGGCTTTACTCCTGATGAGGACGGTTTCCCTTCAGCCGGTCGTGTTGCGTGGGCGCTATGGTGCGGCGATCCCGGTGTGGCTTGGTCAAAGAAGCTTGTGCGGCAGATGGAGGCTGCTGATGAAGAAAACCGTGAAGTCACGGTAGATCCTAACAATCGCGCTGCAACGGCTTTCGCTAACTTGCCGCTTGCCCCGCTGGATATGCGCTTCAATAAGCGCCCTTCCCAAATGGGCCGATTGCAAGACAACATTTTAGGCACCCTGCATGGACCGGAAGCTGACTGGGGCCTCTACCGTAAGGCGCACTTGTGGTATGACGCTGATAGGCCGCGAGAGAAGAGCAGCTACAAGCTTCTTATTGGCAGAATGTACGATCCTGAAAAGCCTGACGATCCAATGAGCAAAAATGGCACACTGCATGTGTTCTTGGATAAGGTGCGCTCAATTCAAGAAAGGTTAGATAGCGAAAACCCAGGGATTCCTGACGAGGATATCCAACAGGTTCGCTCTACCCTTGAGAAATACATCGAAAAGTTTAATGCGCTATTGGATGATGAGTTGGTAGAAGATGAAGAGATTGGTGAAGAGTTAAGGTCTGTACCGTCATTCGCTGATCTGCCATTCCATGAACCAATGGACGATTCGTGGAGCTTCACGGCTAAAGAAGCCGATGAGGTCCTGGGGGATCCCGAAGATTGGGATCGCTTTAAAAAGGCCCACGCTTACTTTGATCCAGACAACGATGAGATCAAAGGTGGGTACAAACTTCCTTTCGCCAAGATGTCAGGTGGAGACTTGAAGGCATATTGGCGCGGAGTGGTTGCTGCGATGGCGGCAATCAATGGGTCACGCGGGGGTGTTGACATCTCCGACGACCAAAGGAAGAAGGCTTATGACATGCTTTCTCGTTATTACGACAAAGCTGATAAAGAGCCACCAGAGTTCAACCAAGCAGGCGGTAGAAGCGAGAGTGCAGATGAAGCACTTGACATAACCGCTGAGATGGGTGAAAAATCTACCCAGGACGACGCTCATAGAAGCGCAGAAGTAGAACTTGATACAGTCACACTAAAACCCAAAGAGGAGCGCGTCATGTCCGACGACATCATTGAAGAGACCGCGCCTGTCACCGAGAGCAAAGAGAAT